CGACACCGCCGAGAATGAGGAAGTTGCCCTCAGGTGTCGCGTTCTGAAAGAACGCAATCCGTATGATGAGGCTTACATGGCCAAATACGTTGCGTTTCACGCTGCAAACTCAGATTATTATTATGGTCGTCCTAAGGTGATAGAGCCCATCCCCTTTGACGACTGGATAGACAATAGTGGGTTTGACGGGCCCACACGCGAGCGCTACCGACGCGTTCATGCCGACCTTACCGCCGCCGGATATACCGCTGAATCAGGTTTGCCCACCCAGCTCATCGACGAGTTTACCATCCGTAAGACGTTTTTGAAGAAGGAGCACACTCTGACTGCCAATGAGAACGGCTCGTCGGAAAAGGCCGGCAGACCCATTCAGGCCGCCCAGGATGAGATGACCGTGCTCTGTGGGCCTTGGGTTACCGCCTTCGCTGGTTACGTTAAGCAGCGATGGCGGCCGGGCCATAGCCGGCTCGTCTGGTCGATAGCAACCAACCGCCGCGATGCCGCTGCGCACGTCCGCGCCGGCGACCACAGCTGGCGGCCATTCGAGAACGACCAGAAGGAATATGACTTCAACCAGTCGCGTCCTGTGTTGGAGTCGAAGCTCGATGTTTATGGCCGATTCGGCTGCCCGGTTAGCGTCATGCAATTGATGCGTCGGAACATTGCCAAGCGTGGATATACCAAGCACGGCTTCTTTTACGCCGTTGATGGTATGGTGGCATCTGGGGATATGGACACCAGTTTGGGCAACACGATGGTCAACTGCACGACACACGACTTCATCTATTGTGAGGAGCGTGGGATTACTCCTCAGGAGTCTGACCTCCACCTCCTCGCTCAGGGGGACGATGACGTCGGCAGCCATAAGGGCGATGAAGTCGACTGGGCGCATCATTTCGCCAAGCTAGGCTTCGTTGCCAAACCGCACTATCGCTCGGATTGGACCGAGGTCGAGTTTTGCAGTGAGAGCTGCCTACCCGCTTCAGTTTGGACTTTCGCCCCGCTCGTCGGTCGCATTATCCCGAAGATATCACACAGCTTGAAGATACCGAAGAATAGGCCAGGCGATAGAGCCGGGTACGCGCGCGCAGCCGCGCTCAGCCTCCGCGAAGCCTGTAGACCGAACGTGTTAGCCTCCGCCTACATTGAACGTGTGTTGGCAGTTACTAAGCGCGCCAGTTTTATACCGCCCCCACGTGACTATACATTCAAGCGTGACGCCGACCAGCCCGACCCGACTCAGGAATCGATTGTTGCAACCCTGAATCGTTACGAGTGGTCCGAGGCCGAGTCCGCCGCCTATATGGAGGAGCTCTCGTCCGTTAATATCGTCGGTAAGGCCCTCAACCTGCCAATGTGTGCCTGCCTCTGCGATCGTGACACGGATGGCCCGCAGTCGATTTATGAGCCACTGACCTCAGCTCCCGGTTTTGTTGAGCCTCAGGATGGTGCTGGCGCTTCGACCGCCGGTCCATCCGACCGCGTTAGCGAGGCTAGTCCAACAGCCGATGCAGTGGAGGACGACGCTAAGGTTGAGGCTCCCCAAGTCATCGTTGAGAGCCTCAACAAGACCTACGTCATCAATGCTTGGACGGTCGCTGCCGTCCTTGCGTTGGTGCCCCACCCTCCTG